TTTCCTGGCCCGCCTTTTTGGTTGGGGTTATACCTATACCCTCCAAAATTTTCAACGCCAGGCACCGAACCATTGTTGGTTCTTTTTTTGCCATCTGAGTCGTTTTTATTTCCAGCACCCGGCATGGCTTTCACTGCTATTACAGGATTAAGTGAGTTCTGAAGAGACGACGTGCTTACAGAGTTTCTGAAATCAACAGCAGCTTCATTGAATGACTTGCGTTGAGGTATGGGTGATTCGAGTTTGCTAGTTAGAAAAACTCGGGTCTTTAAGTATGACTTACCCGTCATGAGCGGGCCGTACTTTCTTAGTTATTTTCAGTATCGGATTGAAGCAATTCAAACTCAATTAATGACTTCATGAAGTCTGCATCAAATTCATCATCTGATTTCTTTTTCATGTCGCCGCCTATGACCCAGTTTGATGGAATCAAGCTTTCCTTGCCCATGTCTTTGGCCCGCTTCATGATGTGACGCTTCGCGGCTTCCTTGTCCTTAGCCCTGCCATAAGCCTGAATGGCGTTACGGAGGTCCTCTTCGGATTGAATAGGGTAGGAGCCGTCAGACATGGCAGTTCCTTCTTTTGCCATACTCATACGACGCTCTTCGGAAAAGGCACGCTTCAGGGCTATCTCAGCAGCCTCTGCTTCGATATCTTCTGCTTCCTCTGGTTCATACTTGTCATATCCAAGGACTTCACCGTCAAGACCAACAAATACGTCGTATGACTTGCCATCGATTCCATCGATTTCAACAGCATAGGAATCTATGCCCTCAAAAATGTCTGGCTCAACAGCAACGATAGTTCCTTCAATGGTTTTCATTGCGAGTTCTGCTGCTTCAACAAAACCAATAACCATCATTTCATCAATTGCTGATTTCTTCTCAAGAACGCTGTCGTCAAGTTTGTGGAAGCCAACAACTTCGGCAGTTGTTCCATCAATGTAAACTTCACGTACTGAGCCGTCTTTTACTTGAATATCAACAACAAACATGTCTGCATCTGCGGCATATCCAGAATCAATAACTATTCCGTTGAATTCTTTTTCAGCAAGACCTTCAACTTCAAGAAGACCAGGAAGTCCCTTTTCGGAAAGGCACCCACCTGGGCAGTTATCGCAAACAGCAGAAAGTCCTGGATGTGCCTTGCGCTCAATTGCGCACACGTAGCCATACTCGCCAAGGTCTTCTGCTTTCATTCCCATGGACTCGATACGACGCTTGCGTAAGTTGCGCATCATTGAGGTCTTCTCAACAGCATCCTCTTCGTCTTCCATGTCTTCGTCTTCCATGTCTTCTTCAGCCATCGCCATGTTGCCCATTCCTTTTTTGGCAGCATCAACCATGTCTTCATCCATAAGGTCTTCTGGGTTTGCGCCCATCATCTTGCGATATGGCTTCTTCATTCCCTTTTTGCCCGAATTCATAGAAGACTCTTCTTCTTCGTCTTCTTCTTCCATCATGGGAACGCCCATGCCCTTTTTCTTCTTCTTTGGCATCATGCCGTACATTTTTTCTTCGTCCATCATCTCTTCGTCATCTTCGGCCATGGGGGCGCCCATGCCCATGCCCTTTTTCTTCTTTGGCATTGCGTACATGCCCTTCATTTCTTCTTCGTCGTCATCTTCAAACCTATTTGGGTCTTCTTCGAGGATTTCTGGTTCGTCGTCTTCTTCCTCGTCCTCCATTTCTTCTTCTTCCATCTCCTCTTCCTGTTCCATCATTTCCTTCTTGGAAGCAGACTTTTCTTTAAAAGCGGAGACAGGCACCATTTTCATCTCAACAGGCGTTGCGCCGCACTTGCCGCAGACAGCTCCGCCCTTGTAACCACACTCGTCAACACTGGCGCCTTTTGCGCACTTCAGTACAGTTCCGTCAGCATCAACGCTCAGCATTGGCTTTTTGTCAGTTTCCATGTTTTGGCTCCTAAAAATGATACGCCGTAAAATTATAACCTAAAACTAGCAAACTAATTCGGACCATAGTGTAGAACTAGTCTTTAAAATATAGATTATTTCCTATTGAGCGTTAACGAGTTGTTTGATACTTGGAGCATTTGCCCCTTTTGTTCTTACCTTTTTACTATTCCTGGAAAATCCTTGCGAACCGGAAACTGCTTCCAGCATCCGTTTCCTTATTTCAAGTAACGGCCCGTACTGATTGTCAAGGGCACTTTGTGAATCTGCAATTCCAGCATCAAGTCCTCGCAGGGTCATTTCCATATCCTGCTCTAACTCTAATTCAGCATCGGTTGGGTCTTCGCGTCCAGAAGTTAATGAATCAAGCATTTCAAAAACTCGCTTTTGACTCGCTTCCATCTTTTTCATTTCTTCCCGCTCCTTGCGAGCCTGGATATCGATGCTGTTCATCTGGTCAACTATTGAGTCAATGTAGCCATTCAGGCGCTTGATTGAGTCAATAGCCTGCTGTGGATTGTCAATATCTGTATTCACCAGGTCATCAACAGTCCTATTTGGATTGTCGGCAATTTCGGAGAACATGTTTGCCAGAACTTCTCTAGCACGGAGAGCGTTCTTTAATCTAGAGAATTGACTCTGGGCAATATCTGTAAAATGTGCATTTTTAACTTCATCATTAAGCATGTATATTGGTGGCGTTAAGTCGGAATCGCTCAATGCGCCAGATGCTTTGCCTCTTTGTGTTGCTAATGAAACGAAATCAGACACGTCTTTTGCGGAAGGAGTCTTCCTGGATGGGCCTGCTCCGGACGACAATCCAGAAGAACGTTTGCCACCTTCGATGGCTTCAATTTCATCTACCTGAGCCCTAAGTCTGGCAAGACGAGCAGCATATTCATCATCTGATTCACCGCTGGCCGTAAACTGAGCAGCGTTGCGGAATCCGTCAGGGTCAGACATAACTTCATTGATTAAGTCTCGTCTGGCAGTCAATCTTTCAATTTGACGATTGTAAACATTCTTTCTTGGGTCAACGTTTTGTGCTCCCAAGTCATTGTCTGCTATCCATTTTTCGTGTTCATTTATTGATTCCGAAAGCTCCGCAGAGGACATTCTGGCAATATCTGCCAAATTCATCCTTTGTGGTCCGCCTGGCATAAATTCAGTTACTTCCCTAGGTCTCCTGCTTTGTTCTTCTGGCTTCTCCGTAGATACACCAAGTCCCTCGAGTATTTCAGTATTCGCAGTAGTGACTCCACGCACCTTCATTCCCTGAGTGTCGACTTTTTTAATTTGGAAAATTTGTTCTTTTGTTAGTTCTGGTTTTCCTTTTGCAGCCAATTTTTCGTTGACATAAGCAGTTGCTCTATCTAGTTCTTCATTTGTAAATCTTTGATTTGCTTTCCCTACTCCTTTGAGGATTTCGCCTTTATCTCGAGCTGCTTTTCTCTTATCTCTGTACGCAGTGTAGGTATCATATAAAGTGCCATCTCTTTTTGGCGTAAACGCATTATTAAAAATGTTTTTGATTTCTTTTTCTGAAAAACCTTGGTCTATTAAAAATTTCTCCGCTCTTTCTTTAGCGACAACTTTTGTCGGAAGCTCGTCAATTATCGCTAAATCAGCTCCAAAAATTGCAGAAACACTCGCCTCTGGGTAGCCAGCATTTCTAATTAGGTCAACCAAATCGTCTACCCTGTCGGACTGAATTCCCCTTTGACTAGGGATTGATTCGTTTAGCCAGCCTCTTTTAAATTCATCTTCAGTTAAGTCGTAGCCCAGTGCCTTTAATGCTTCTGCAAATTTTGGATAGTTAGCCATTGTGGCGGTTTGATTTTCGTCAATTATCCCCAGATATCTACCCAAAGACGTTGGGTCAAAATTTGTTCTGTTATTTGCTTCGGTGAGTGTCTTTTTTTCTTGAGCGCTGGCGTTTGCCTGAACTATCTCTTCACTCGTTACGTTGCCGGAATTAGACACGCCGAGTGGTAAGTCTTGCGTAAAATCATCTTCTAGGTCCGGAACTATGAAGCCTTCAAAGAACTCTTTTTCGTTATTATCACGTGTAAATCTGAATTCATCTTCGGTCAACCTCATGCCACTCATGTTGTCAATCCATGCTGGAGCAGCCCTAAATCCCCATAGTTTTCTTATTTGACTATTTGCTGAACCCTTGCCGTATGCGCTCGAAGAGCCATCTCTCAATTCAATAAGTTCATTAACTACGATTTCTGGGATTCCAGAGCCAGGCTCATCCCATTTTTTTATGTCAGCTTCTTTTAGTCCAAGAAGACTGGCAATCACGTTGTCTGGTAACTGCTCGCCATTCGTGTCTGTAAATATTTTACGCAGCCTATCGGTAGATAGCATCCATGGGTCTCCTGGCTGCCTGCCGTCATTAAATGCCATAGAGCCTAAACTAAGGTCAAATTTAGCTCCGAGCCTTTTCTTAACATCTTTGTTTACACTGAACTTATTGTCATTAATTACGCCCCATCCTTTTTGTCTCGGAGGGATTACTGTTGCGCCAACTGAACGCGGGCCCCTTGATTCAATTTCTCCAGAGTCGTAGTCCGAGCCGCCATATGGGTTGGTGTCGCCTCCAGAAGAAAGACCACGCCTTCGAGCGCGGTTGTTTGCATTCCCACGAACGCCGTCCATGTCTCCAGGAGCGGAACCCCTACGCTTTCCAGAGATTGTCTGAGCACGGGTACGTACTCCGTCCCTAAATGCTTGGCGCTCTTCTTCGGTGAATGGTTTCCTTCTAGCTACTTCGCCAACTGTTCTCTTGGCTCTGCCAGAAGACAACCCTTCACTCTCTCCAGGAGCATTTGGCAATTCATCTTCATCTGATGTGTAGTCAAGTATCCACGCAGCGGAACCCATGTCTAGTTTTTTTCTTGCTCTAGTTAAAGCAACATAAATTACATTCATGTGCTCTTGGTCTGGCCAGTCGTATTTGCCGGTTTTTGAGTTGCGTACTGGCCCCCAGAAATCATTCCAGAGTTGAACATTGTCTTCTTCTAAGCCCTTAGCAAGATGAGCAGTTAGTATTTTTACGTCTATTGCTTTTTGGGGCCTCTTCATCCCAGCTTGTTTTTCTATCTTGCTCCATTCGCTGCGTCTCAAATAACCTAAGCGCTTGTATGTGTCAAGAGCATACTGAAGGCCCTTTATTTTATTTTCAGGAACTCTACCTCGGGCTAATTTCTCTTCGGCGGCTTGAATTATTTCATCTATTTCGCCTTCTGGAGATATTTGAGAAAATGGCTTAAGGTCTCCACTGCTACCAAGCTTGACAGCGCTATACGCAGCCTGAAGAGCTTCTTTAATCTCATCTTCACTCATTCCTCGGGTAGGAAGAACCCTTCCCCACACCCCATTCACCTGTTTGGGAGTAAAACCAATATCCCTAAGCCGCTTGTCTACAGCGTCACCCTTGCCAATGAAGGGGAGGTTGTTTAAAGTCACACCAGAACCAGAAACTGTGAATGTTGTTGGCTTTTTAACTTCCCCTTTCCTTCCGTACTTCAGGTCTCCAAAATTACCACTTGAGCCAGGAGAAGTATCACCAAAATCGTAATCTTCAATACCTGCTCCACTGTCTCCATTTTCCAAAACGTCTATAAGATTCGAAAAAGCTTTTTCTCTTTCCTCCGGAGTTGAGGCGCTAAATTTCCATGGACCATTATCCTTCCATGTTGCTCCAATTCTCTTGATGTAATCCTTAATAGGTAAAGTTTCACCGGTAAAAATTATTGCATCTTCTGTAATTTCATACTCGGCATCTCCAAAAGTACCAATGTCTCCGACTTCAAAAGATTCAGGTAAATCAAAACCAGCATCTTCGCCATCTTCACCTGGTGACCAAATTTCAATATTTCCAAGAACCCTTTCAAGGTCAGCGACGCTGTGTTCGAGGCCAAGGTTAAATAAAGTTTTTGTCTTTTGAGATGCGGTTCCTTTGTTTATAGCATCCTGTATTTCATTAATGCTGTCGTATTCTTCAAGTTCCTTATGCATTTTTTTAGGTCTTCTAGCGGTTCCCTTACTTCCCCCACCTATTATATATTTCCAGCTGTCAACAAAGCTTTCAAGCTCTGCATAAGCTCGCGCCGTTGTTCCAACAACTCTTGGCTCTCCGACAGGATTATCCAGTTCACGCAGTATTGCTTTAATTACTCCTGCATTGGTTCTTGCTAAAATCATTCCAGCATCAGTCATGCTGTTTGCCTCAACAACTTCGCCTTTTGCGTCACCTCGTCCAAACATTCTTCCAAACATGATGCCAAACAAACGCAAAACCCTATTACCTGGGCCAGCTATTTTGTCATTAAATCTAAACACGTCAGTTAATGGCAGTGTGTATTCAGTATTTCCAGCAAGAACATCCATTTCGTTTTTTGCACCGCGGAAACTGTAGATAGCTTGGTTGGGGTCTCCAACTATAACTTTTTGAATATCTTGCTTTTGTATTATTCCAGACCACACAGGGTTGAGGTCTTGTGATTCATCAAACATCATCAAGTCAATGTTTTGACCAGGGATAGCTTCTCCGCCAGAAAATGAAGGATTAGCCAAGGCAAACAATTTCGTCATAGTATTGTTGCTGAACTGCATGCCGTTGTCATCGCTAGTATCAGTTCTACTCTGCCATATTGCATTAGCGAGAGACATTAATTCTTGAGGAACATCATCTATTTGTGCATCATTAAACATAAAATGACTTGTCAATAAAGTATCGTCTGCGGATATCTCATACCTATCAACCGCTTGGTTCGCAATCCTGGAAACGTCATCAGCGTCGACGGAATTTCCGTCGATAACCAAACCTTTTACTTTAAATTTTGTAGTTATATCTTTTGGACGATTTGGTGTTCCAGTAGCTCCCTCGTTTAAGTCATACCTATTTTTTACATGTGCAGCCTCTTCCTTGCCTTGACTCTTATACCAGCCGTATGTGACAGAATCTAAAGTTCTTACTGCTGTACCCGTGTCGCGGAATCTTCTTCTTGCATCTCGCGCAGCCGTTTTATTGAAAGCGACATAAGTTTTTTTACTTCTAGGCTTTTCTCTTTTGAGTCTCTTAGCCAAAGATACGAGAGTACTTGTTTTGCCACTACCGGCTAAAGCACCAACTACTACGTCAGCGCCTTCCATTACTGCATCTATAATGTCTTTTTGCTCTTCGGTCGGAGTATTCCCCCCGTCCTGAGTGTAGTCGTAGTCGCTTCTTTGTGGTTTTGGGCTTTGACTGATTAGGTCAGCAAGTTTTTTACTATTTTCATAATTAGGCATGTCGTCAGCGCCTGCGCCGGAAGAAAGTCCTGATGGGTTATCTTCGTTGTCGCCATTCTCCATCCACCAGTCAATTGCTTCATCTTCTGAATTAAATGGGCCGACTACTCCATTTGTATCAAAATCCGGTTCGTCACTGTATCTTCCCTCGTAGTCGTCAAATACGAGTTTTTCCATGTACCAACCATCACCAAGGTTTGCATCTTTACCAAACTTGCCATCAGGGTTTCTTGCGAAGTCGGTAGTCATTCTTTCGTAATTGCCTCTATGCAGAACCAATCTATTGCCGTAGCCAGGAAGGTCCTTTATGTACTGTTTTGAGTCACTTGGGGCTTCTCCAAGGTCCTCAATAAATCCGTCTCTTAATTCCTCACCGAGTGGGCGAATGCCTCTCTCGGCACGTATTTTTTCTCTTGCTTCCCTGTAAGCCTCCAGCTCTTCTTCTTCAGCGTCGAAGCCAGGCCATTCAATACCTTCCTTTGCAAGTAAGGAATCTATTCCACCAGTAAGACCCCTGTCGTCAAACCTGTCAAGAACTTCGTCGACATCGCCAAGGTATTCATTGCTTTCGCGGAACTTGCTTATCTTCCGTTTTCTATTATCGCGCCTACTGCCAGAACTCAATCCAGAACCAGATTTTCTAAGTTCGCTAGCGCGCCTCATTTCGGCAGCCCTAACCTTTTCTCTGGTCATGTTGAATTTTTCGGCTGCTTCGTCTAACGAGTTGCCGTCCATTCTGAAGTCAAATATTTCTTTATCAGAAGCTTCTGCATTTGAATCTGCTCCAGAAGATAGACCGCCTTTTTTGTCGAAGCTATTTATACGAGTATTAAGTTTTTTCTTCAGCATTTCGTATGTTTGCTCGGCCTGATTGGCTATGTCCCACAGGTCCTGAAGGCGCTCGGCTTCTCTTCCAGCCACCGCCTTGCTCATTTCCTCGTCGCGCATCAGAATCTCGGTTAGACCTGCTTCGTCCTGATAGGTGAGCCTGTCCACCATTTCGTCGTTCCACTCATTGTTAATATCTTTGAGTATCTCTTTCCATCTTGTTCTCAGGTCATAAAGAGCATCTTCGGCTTCTTCTTGCGAGAGGTTGTCAAAGTTTACTTCATTGACAATCCTGTCATGCGAATCGAATGCGTCATCGCCATTCTCGTTGTCAAGAACTGCGTCCAAAGCTAAGCCTGGATTTTTTGAGTAATCCTTGTTTGATTTTTTGTCTTCACCGGAACTCAAGCCTTCTTTAGATTTTTTAGGCTTAGGGGCTCTCAACCTGCGTGCAATGTCCTCAAGTGCAGCAAGGTAGTTCTCACGTCTTGCAACATATGCGTCGGCAGCCTCAAGCATTCTTCCTGCTTCGTTTTCAGCCTCGACTGCATCCATGTCGTATTCGCTTTTAAGAGTTTCGACGAGTGAATCAAAATCGTTATTTATAACATCTTCAGAAAGTAAGCCATCATTTCTTGCTGATGCTTGGTCTTTTTTTATCTGTGCGCCTATATTGTTGCGCGCATCTCCCAGTTCGTCAGGGTCCAAAGTATCTAAGTACTCGCCAAACTTTTCCCTAGAAGAGTCAGTATCCCACCTGTCATCCATCTCATCAAGGATGTCGTCTAGTTTTTTTGAAGCACCATCAGATGAATCGCTGCCAGACGAAAGTCCACGAGCTGCTGGTTTATTTGCTGCTTGACCCTGCTGTTGAGCTTCGAAAGCCTGAGTAGCCCGTCTTGTGTCTACTCTTCCTCTTGATGCGTAGTCATTAACCCCTGGAACTGCTGGTCTCTCGAAAGCGGTGCCTTCTTGAACAAGACCGTCATTATCGCCGTCCCACGCTTTTGGGTTAAATCTTGCAGTTAAACCTCGACTAGAATTGCGTATCTTCCCAGATACGCTTCTTCCTAAGGCTTTCTCTTGTTGAAAAAAAACAGGAGAGGCCGCCTCCGACACAGCCTCAATGAATTCTTTCGTTACGCCATTCGTAAAGACAATTCCACCATCTTCAACATACGAGTCGACCATGTGGTAATTAATTATTGGGTCTAGCAGCTGTTTCACCTCAAATGCTTTTTCTGGTGAAACTGGGAGAACGTAACCAGCGTCTGGAACTCTATTCAAGGATTTTTCGCTGTACTCGTCAATTCTGAACAGTGATTTTAACTCTTCTCTTTTAACCCAGTTGCGACGCAGTGCAATTCTTGCACTTCCATCAAGGAATTCTCTTGGGTGCTTGGCTTCTATTTCTTCGAGCCACTTAACTTCTTCTTCTTCACGTTCCATGTCATAATTCATTTTCTGAATTGGACCCATGGTCACTACGCCGTCAGGGATTACGGCAAATCTGCATTTGCCTTCTGGCTCTACGGCCAAGGCAATTATTTTGCACTTTCCGTTACCTTCATACAGGATGCAGTTTGCGCATTTGACACCTATTTTTGCTACAGGGTTTTCTGCTGGAGACTTGTAGCCAGCCCAAACACCAGTTGAGTCTTCGTTGAACTTGCCGTATCTTTTTGTAATCTTTATCAACGCTTCTGCGAGGTCTCGTTCTTCGTCTACTACCTTGGGATTTGTCCCTGGAGTAGGAGCCCCAGTTCCCTGATAATTAAAACGAACCATTGGCGGAGATGATGGGCTAGCTCCAGGAACGGCGGACGGTACGACTACTGGGACGAAAGGGTTCTGTGTAGTCATTGGCTTAGATGGCATGCCCATTGGCATTCTCTGAACTGGCTTTGCTACTGGTGATTCATATCTTTCGGGTCTGCCAAACATGAAAACGCCATCATCACCCATGTGATATCTGCACTTGTAGTCAGAAGGCTCACCCTGTTCGCCATCTCTGCTGAAATGAACAACACCATTATCCATCTTCAGAATTTTTACTGGCATTCCAAGTCGTGCTGAAAGTTCTTCTTCAAGTTTTCTCTCAATGTCAGAACCTGGTTTTGGCTGCCCATAAGTGTCAGGCATTCCCATTGGAGAAGTCATCATTGGAATCATCCCTCCCTTCTCATCAGACTTTACAGATATTGTTCCAGTTAGCTGATTTGCACCGTGAAGTACTGGGCTAACTTCGTAAAGCTCAACTTCGTAGAGGATATTTGCCTGAGAGCCTTGGTCGAATTGAGCACGAAGGGTTTTATAGCCAATGGACCATTCTTGTTCTTCACCAAAAAATGCAACATTGGCAAAGGCTTCACGTCCCTTTTCTGAATTTAAATTAAACTGAACTTTTGCATAAAGACCACCAATTCCAGCAGACCTCATTTTTCCTGGGAGGCGGGGGTCAGATGGCGCAACTTCATATATCTCAAGAACTTTACCGATTGGGTCATTCCAGTTATGTCCCCAAACAACACGTGGTTTACGACGCATAAGGCTTTTAGTGAATGCACCGGTAGCGCAAACGTCACCAACGGAGTCTTTGTTTCCGATTCCAGCAACGAAACATTCAACAATGCCCTGAGCTTGGTCTAAATTTACTTGCCCGGCACTGGCCTTGTATTGTATGTCGCTAAAGACGGCAGAAGACATGATACTCCTTTGTGTTATTAAACGATAATAAACGACAAAAGATTAATGTATGAGCAAGTATTGACGTTTTTATTGTTCGTTTACAGAAATGGTTTACTTAAACACTTTTCCAAATGTCCAGGCGCGTCTTGCTTCTGCTTCCGCAACGCTGAATCTAGTTTTTGCCATGAGGTTTGAGAAGTAGGAAACTACCTCTGCCCTAAATGCCGAAGCCCTCTCTTCCTCCCCAGGAACGTTGAGTGCGGTAAACATTGCTCTAGACATAAAATTCTTAGTTTCAATGTTTATTTCAGATATTCTGCGTATTTGAGAGTCAACTTGAGCTATAAAGTCAACGTCGTACTTAACCTCCGCAGACTTCTCCGAAAGATTGCCGTGCCTGACAGACCAGGAGTCTTGAATGATTGAAGATATAACTGGTTTTATGTCTTCTTCCATCTGCTTGTCCCAAACATCAATCTGTATTATTGAGTCAATATCCAGTGTTCCAGCGAATAGCGCCTTCTTGGACTTAACCCCTGAAACTTTTTCTAAAATAACTCTTTGTTGACGTTCCAGAACTCTTTCTATCCCTCTGTTGAGAATTTCTTCCCACCTATTTATGTCCTGATTCTCGTCCTTAAACATCATTGGTCCAGCCGCCGATGCTGCTCCGCCAGGAATTGGCGCCTGTCCCGTCATGGGTGCTGCCTGAGTTTCTGGTAGTGGCATTGCTGTCTGGGCTAAAGCCCCAGCCATCGTGTTTGGGTCAACTGGGGCTTCTGCTGCTCCCCCAATTGGGGGTACTGGCTGTCCAGGGGGCGCCCCTTCCATGCCTGGCATTCCTGGAGGCATACCTGGCATTCCTGGAGGGCCTCCGACTTCAGCCGCTGGCGGCTCCATCTTCTTCTTCGTATTCGAGATTGGTACGAGGTTAGGGTTCATCAGTAATGAGTCAGCAAGGTCGGACTCCGTTTCCGGCCTTCCTGAACCTATGCGGTATTCGTTGCTCGAAATAAGACCAGATTGGAACTCATCCTTTAGGTAACGTCTCTGTTCTTGTTGATAGAGCATGATGATGGGAACATTTGATGTATCAAAATCTAAATAGTATTCATCATCTAGTTCGTCAAGACCACGCTCAAGTATCTCAAGATGAGGAAGCATTGTCTCCATCCAAAAGACGCGAATTTCCTCAGCGGCATTGCTAAAGGTTCTGCCAGCAGCATTTCCTATAACGGACTCAGGCACGCCAAATGAGGAAAGTATTTCCTCTTTCGTTATTTGCCTCATCTGAATATAGGCAGCATCTCTTGGGTTCGCAGAGGTATCTATATAATCAGCGCCTTCGTCAGAAGCAATAACTGAAGTGTGTCCAGCTCTGGATAGATTTCCACGAAAACGAGATTTAAGCTCTTCTTTATCATCGTCATCAATTTCCCCACGTAGTACAAGAAGACCTCCTGGCCTGCCGTCATTTAGCAAATAGTTTCTGTTATATATTTTTGCTAAATTTTCAATTTCTACAGCAACACCACAGGCTTCAAGTGGGGTCAGCGAAAGATATGGGTCAAGTGGGTGAGGTCGCCTAATCCACAGAACGTCTTCTGGTTTAAGAAACTGCTTTTCACCAAACGGCATACTTACTTCGTAGCCAGAAACAAATTTCTTAGGGTCTGGAATTGGGGCTGTTGCTTGGGGTGGGAGAAGGTTTATGCCAACTATGCTCCCGTCCCTTCCTCTTACTTTTTCTATGAATACCCCTCGTGTGCCTAAAAGAAGCTGAGCTGACATCCTGTATCTAAATATAAAAGAGTTTTCCCCAATATTTGATTTATTGTTCAGTATTTCTAAAACACTTGAATTTTGGGCTTTTCTGCCAGTAACTATTTCTCCGTTTGGAGAGTTATCTTTTCTAAGCTGAATTGGGAGCCTTGATTGGTTACCGGCAATAGCGTCTATGCATCTAGCAACCCACGTTACTTTCTGCATTCCCTCTCTATAGGCGCGCTCTATGTCCCACGTATCCCTATATGGCCTACCTGCGTAACCTGGGTTATTGGAGACTATGGCTCCGGGACCAATAGTTTTTTCCTGTTGGCTATTGAGCGATTTGTTGCTTTGAGAGTTCCATGCCATATTTTTTTACTCACGCCCCAAGAGGTAGCCGAATAGGCCGCAAGCAATACCTGCGGTTATAAAACCAGCTGGGGGGTAAACTAATGCCGCACCAACTGTTGTAAATAGTATAAATGAGAGCATCATTAAATAAGCGAAAGTACCGCGATTAAACAATGTTCTTAATTTTAGAAAATAATTCTTCGTTTTCAAAAGTAGATTTCGCATATGACAACAGTAGCTTAGTCCATGATTCGGCGACGAATAGGAAGTAGTTATGACAACTGACTGGAATAAAGTCTTAGAGTATCTTCAACCTAAAATGCCTCCATTCTGTCCCGAAGAGCCATCTGTTAACCAAAAAGTGTTTTTAAGAACAAATTCGCTTGAAGGTTTATTTGGAGGCGCAGCTGGCGGTGGGAAAAGCTCGGCGCTGTTGATGTCTGCTTTACAGTATGTTGATATTCCTAATTATTCAGCAATTCTTTTTAGGCGCACATTTGCCGACTTATCGCTCCCTGGGGCACTCATGGACAGATTTAAAAGCTGGATAAATCTATATGACGACGTACACTGGAACAACAACAGCTTCGTAGCAACATTCCCATCAGGAGCCAGGGTGTCCTTT